CTAAATCCAGCAATTGGAACCGGCTGAGCCAATTGATGAATCAAAACTCTTTTTTCATAGTCTTTTTTATATGCTGCAGTTTGAGAGTCTTCATTAATAGTAAGACTTCTCCATGTATCAAAATATCTACGAATTGGTAAAGTTGAAGTTTCTAGAAAAGTCAGTGTAACATCTTCGACAGCATAACCATATGCAACTTTTTGTGATTCCATACCAATTCTTCTGTCATGGGTTAAAACTTGTTTGCCAGGAATTTGAGCTGTACGGCATAAAATATTCATATTTCTTTGACCGAGAAAATCAAGTGCGGCTCCAGCCAATCCGCCGAGTGTACCACCTAAAGGTGGAATACCAAAACCTAAAGATGGAAGAGTTACAAGAAATTGATTGTTTCGAGCTAATCCGCCACCAAACGTAATTGAACTTTTAATTTCTGATATACTAGCCATTAGCTGCCCTTAGTTTTTTTCTAGAATCTCGGTAAACCGTATTAGGACTTGCTTTGTTCCAATCAGCAGCTGGAAGAAATGTTGCTATCTCCCATTCTGGCTTTTCAACTAAAGCAAATCGACTACGAACGTGACTAAACAAATAATGTTTCATTGCAGGATCTAAATATTTCATAGGTATTTTACCATTGCCGCCTAATACTACATCAAGCAATCGAGCTCTTACAGTTGGCGGTAAGTAGTGAAGATTTAAACCCATGAATCCACCTTTTGCAGGTCCCATCATAATGATTAACGGAAACCCATCATAATATGGTAGCGTCTCTTTGTGTTTAGGATCATAGAAAAACATATACATATTTCCAACTGGACCAGTTTCAGTAACTGGTTTTTGTTTTAACTCCAAAGCTGGATCATCCATGAGATTTTTACGATTCATAGTAAATCGACCACGAAACATTTGTCTCGCTTTGTTTGAAAACCAACGTATAGATTCTTTTGTCCGTGGTGTAACACCAGCACGGAATGCTTGAATCTCTAAATCTCTAAATAAACTTTCGCCTGCCATACGTGTATTTATAACTATTTTTTGCGTTTTTTATATGGTTTAAGTGGCTTTAGTTTTCCCGGTACTTTTTTCAAAGGTTTCTCCATAATACCCATTGATTGTAATGTTTGTTCAGTCCATACTTGAAATTCCCATTTACGGTCTTTACAAAAATTATTAGCAGCTTCCCATTTATTCATATTTTTGACGTATGTTGTTGCTTCTCCGACATATTGCCTTCGAGATTTTCCAGCTTTGTTTGGTAATACAGTTTCTTTAGCAGGTTTAATTTCAACGACAATAGTTTTATTTTCAAAAACTATTTTAAGATCTGGAAAATAACGATGATACTTTTTGTCCATATCAAAATAATATGGAATAACAATTTCTTCTGAAGACCATTTTTTTATTTTAGGATTTCGATCACACCATTTAAATACTTCTCTTTCCCATAGTGATCTGTACACGACGTTAAGCGGATCACCGGCGTATTTCTTCTTATTCTCTATAGTATACAGACCTTTATATGCCATGTTTTTGTTATAAATAGTTGAAAGTTGTTATTATATCTATAAGGAAAAACATGGCTAAAAACTCTGAATTCAGACCACCTGACGGATATCCGGGAAGACTTGAATATCCTATCGATAAAGATAATCAATATAATACTAAAATAGCTTTTCAGGCTGTAAGAGTAATTCCGCCAACGGTTATTAGTCTTGGTGCAAAGTCATCTGCTGGAGCGGCAGGCGCCGGCATCGACGGTGAAATTGCAAGAAACAATAGTGGTATTGGTATTGGAAGCAATCTTCGATTTTTTAATATACCTCAGGAGCGAGCCGACCTATATGTTCCTATTGGTGGATTTCAGGTAAATGATGGATTTGATTATGCGTCATCAGCTCTTGGTACGTTTGGCGGCGTTGGTGCTGCAGCGTTAAATCGATCCGGATCAATTACAGAAGCAGCGTCCGCATCAGCTTCAGAATTTGGTCAGTCTTTTTTGGATTTATTTGGTGTATTAGCAGGCGATCCTGGAATTGGCAGACTCGCAGCTTTAAGAGCGACGCAATTAGCCCCAATTGGACAAGCTCTGAGAAATGCTGCGCAGATCACCACACGTGTTACGATAAATCCAAATATTCGAACTAACTTCAATGGTGTGGCTCCACGTGAATTTAATTTTCAATTTCAATTTATTCCAACATCAGAAAGAGAATCTCGTGCAGTTAAATCAATTATTAGATTTTTTAGATACCATGCGTATCCTGATCAAATAGCTGCTGATGCAAGTGGAGCATTTTCTGCTGGATTCGAATACCCAGATATGTTTAAAATACAATTATTATCAGGCGTAGGTGGTACTTTTGAAAGAATCGGTACTCCAATTAAATTATCATATTTAAAGGCAGTTAGTACCACATATAATCCTACTTCACCCGTTTTGCACGATAACGGTGCTCCTACAGAAATTACTATGGGATTAACTTTCGTTGAATACAAAGCTCAAACTCGTCAAGATATTCGAGATGAAGATAATTCTAATTTCTATCATTTTGAAAATGGTTCATCAGTTACAAATTCTGTTAATCAAGCTTCGAAGATCGGCGGAGCTGTTGGACAACAAACTCTTGATAATATCGTTGGAGGGCAGTAATGTCTAATTATTTTAAATTTTTTCCAATGGTTGAATATAAATTCGGTGAAGAAACAGATGTTGCAACATTTGAAAACATTTCAATATATGCTGATGTTGTAGATCAAGTAGCTGACGCTGTTTCAGCTTATCAAGAATATTATATTACTCCGGGTGAAAGGCCAGATCATGCTTCTACAAAACTATATGGAGTTCCAGATTATCATTGGACATTTTATTTAATGAATGAAAGATTACGAGAGCAAAGATGGCCTTTAACAGATAATAGTTTATTTGATATAGCAGTTGTTAAATATCCTACAAAAGTAATTACAACTCAAACAAAGCTTACTGATAAAATGAAAGTAGGACAAACTATTACTGGAGGATCTTCGGCAGCAACAGCAACAATTGGAAAAAGAAATCTTGATCTTGGTCAGTTATTTTTAGAAAATGTTAATGGTGTATTTACTGCTGGTGAGAACGTTACTTCAACAAATGCAAATGATGTTATTGAAACACTTATAGTTACCAGTTTTTCTGATCAGTATAATGCTGTACACCATTACGAAAATTCTTCAGGAGAAACAGTTGATATTGACCCAGAAGCTGGTCCAGGTGCATCATTGACAGGTATAACTTATCTTGATAGACTTGTAAGATTAAATGAAGCTAATCGTGAAATTAAAGTTATTAAACCTACAATTGTACTAGACGTTGTAAGAGCTTTTAGAGAAGCAGTGAGAAATTAAAATATGTCAACTCAAGAAAAAACCGCGTTTGAGATTGAATTTATCGCATTAGAATCAGAAAGACTTACGAATCAAGCAGATCTTACGCGAATCACAACAGACTTAGAAATATTTGAACACATTCAAAAACCATATTTAACGGCGCGAATGTTAGTAGTTGATGATTCAAATTTTTATCAAGAAGCTGATATTTTTGGATCAGAAAAGATTATAATAAGATTGAGATCATCAGAAGATGGTTCTAGAGCAATAGAAAAAACATTTTATATCGATAAAGTTGAAAGTCAAGAAAAAATTCAAGATAATGCACGGGTTCTTTTAATTCATTTAGTTGAAGACATATTTTATATTTCTTCTCTAATTAATATTAATAGACACTATTCTGGTAAACCATCTGCTATTATAAAAAAGATTGCACGTACATTTTTAAGTAAACAAGTAATTAGCGCTGGAGGATCATCTCCTGATGGAGTATCAGACGCAGTTCAAACTAGTTTTAAAGATACACAAAATATAAGATGTATTATTCCAAACTTACATCCAATTGATGCTCTTCAATGGATAACTGCTCGAGCTTCTACGGCAAAAGGTTATCCATTTTATATGTATTCGACACTAGTTGATAGTGAATTGATACTTGAAGATCTTGGAGCAATACTTTCAAAAGAAGCTTTAAATTTTGGTAAAGATGCTAAGTTTATTGCGCAAAGTACGAAGGTAACTTCTCTTGATGTTGCAACGTCTAGACGAGTTATAAAAAATTATCATTTTGGCAAC